AAAGTTTACCAAAGTGAATTGGCAACCTCGCGGCTGGGCTTGGGTTGATCCGCTAAAAGATCAGCAAGCAAATAAATTGATGGTTGAGATGGGGACGGGAACCTTGACTGCTATTACAGCGGCAGCAGGTTTGAATTTTATTGACGTATGCGCCGAGCGTAAAGCTGAGTTAGCAGTTTTAGAAAGCTTTGGCCTAACTACTAATGACATTATTAATAGCAATCAAGAGGCTAATGATGAATGAGATAAATACGGGCGATTTATTTCGCACCTTTAATTTAAATAGGGAATCTGTTGATGCGGAAACGCGAACAGTAGACCTAGCTTTTTCCAGCGAGGAGCCTGTTGAGCGCTGGTTTGGCAATGAAATACTTGACCATAACCCTAACGCTATTCGTCTTGGCAGACTGAATGGTGGCGGTGCTGTGCTTGTAGATCACGACCCTTCTGACCATGTTGGCGTTGTGGAATCTGTTTCTGTTGATGGTGATCGGGTAGGTCGGGCCACTGTGCGTTTTGGCAATAGCGCACGCGCAACAGAGATATTTAACGATGTAATGGATGGTATTCGTAAGCACGTTTCCGTGGGTTACAGGATACACCGCATGGTGATGGAAGAGGAAAAGGAAGGTGCTGAATCATACCGAGCTTTGGATTGGGAACCATACGAGGTGTCGATTGTAAGTATCCCCGCAGATGCCTCAGTAGGTGTAGGGCGGTCAGCAAACAGTAATCATAAAACATTAGTTGAAGTTAACGAAATTAAAGAAATTAAGGAACCAATCATGGAATCTCAAGCAGCAGTAATTGAAACCCCGACTGTAGATGTTCGGGCAGAAGTAGAGGCGGCACGCCGCTCAGAAGTTGATCGCATTCAAAACATTGAAGCAGCGGGTAACTTGCACAACCAACCAGAAATGGCTCGTACATTCATCAATGATGGTAAATCTGTTGACGCTTTCCGCGCTCAATTGTTAGATACCATTGGAACTGCCCAGCCAGTAATAAAGAAAGATAATGACATTGGTTTAAGCGCCAAAGAAGTTCGTAACTTTTCTTTTATGAAAGCAATTCACGCTTTAGCTAACCCTAGTGACCGCCGCGCTCAAGAAGATGCAGCGTTTGAGTTTGAAGCTTCTCGCGCAGCCGCAGATCAGATGGGCAGAACTGCACAAGGTTTGTTCGTACCAAGTGAAGTTTTAAAACGTGATCTTAACGTAGGCACTGCAACGGCGGGCGGCAACACTGTTGCAACAAATCTTCTCGCTAGTTCATTTATTGATAGTTTAGAGAATGCAATGGTCGTTGCTAGCATGGGCGCAACCATGCTTCGTGATCTAAATGGCAATGTAGCCATTCCTCGTCAAACCAGTGGAGCAACAGCTTACTGGGTCGCTGAGTCTGCGGCTGTTACTGAGAGTCAAGCAGCATTTGACCAAGTATCAATGACACCAAAAACAGTTGGCGCGTTCTCTGACATTAGCCGAAAGTTACTTCTTCAAAGCTCTATTGATATTGAGGGCTTTGTGCGTAACGACTTGGCAATGCGCCTAGCTATGGCAATTGATTTATCTGCCATTGCTGGCACTGGATCAAGCAATCAGCCTACAGGAATTTTGGCAACTACTGGCATCGGCGCAAAGACATTTGCTGCGGCTGGTAATCCAACCTTTGGCGAAATGGTTGATGTTGAATCGCAAGTTTCTGTTGACAACGCTTTGTTCGGTTCTCTTGGTTATGTTTCAACGGCGGCAATGGCTGGCGCAATGAAGCAAAAGGCAAAAGATGCGGGTTCGGGTCAGTTTGTCATGGCAAATGGTCAAGTGAACGGCTACAACATGGCAGTTACTAACCAAATGACTGCCAATACAGTTGTGTTTGGCAATTTCGCTGATTTAATCATCGGCATGTGGGGCGGTCTTGATATTAACGTGGATACTTCTACTGGCTCTGCTTCTGGCACTGTTCGCGTAGTTTGTATGCAGGACGTTGATATTGCTGTTCGTCACGCTCAGTCATTTGCTAAAGGCTCTGGCGGTTCATAACCACTTAATCCTTTAAATAGGGCGGGGTCAAACCCGCCCACTTAGACGAGGTTTTTATGCAGATTAAAATTTTAAGTTCAACCGCTGCTAGCGGTGTAGATTTATTAAAGGGAGCTATTGCCGAGGTGAGCGATAGTGATGGACGGGTGCTAATTCAGATGGGTAGAGCGGAAGCTTATAGTGAAGCCCCAAAAGCGTCTAAGAAAAAGAGTAAATAAAAATGGCATTTGCTGAAGATTTTACTGAGTTTTTTGATACGGATGATTTTGCTATTAATGCAACAATCGCTGGTTCAGTGGTCAGTGGAATTTTAGATGAAGCTTTTATAGAGGTCGCTGGCATTGAGGGCGTTCACCCTACTTTTGCGTGTGCTAACGCAGATGTTCAAGGAGTGGGTCATGGTGCTTCCGTGGCTATTGGCTCTACTACTTACCATGTGATCGGCATTCAAGTCGATGGTACTGGAATGGTCGAGCTAGTTTTAGAGGATCAATCCTAGTGGCTCATGCAAGACAACAAGTTAGAGAGCAGCTAGTAACTACTTTGACAGGATTAACGACAACGGGCAGTAGAGTTTTTGATACCCGAATTTATGTTGACCATGATTCGTTGCCATGCCTCACAATTTACGCAGACAAAGACATTGTGAACGAGGACTTGAGCAGCGCAACTAGAGCATGGCATGACCTAACTTTAAGAGTTGAGGCAAGAGCTAAAACTAAAGATGGAGTGGAAGATTTAATAGACACCATTTGCGCCGAAGTAGAGACCGCCATTTATGCTGATAAAACGCTAAATGGAAAGCTAGTTGAGGTGATGCTAGAGGACACTGACATTGAATACAGCAACGAATCTGACAAACCCATAGCGGTAGCAACCTTGACGTTTAATGGTGTTTACAGAGTAAATCCAGCCGCCCCATCAACACTGGCTAACTAGAGGAATTTTATAATGCTGATGTACAAGGATAAAGCTAGCGTGGATGTTCACGCCTCGCAGATTCAGACCATGAAAAATCGCGGTTGGAGTGATAAAGCCCCAGCCTCATCTAAAACCAAAAACGTAACGAAAAAGGAGGCCGTCAATGGCTAACCATGCAGCAACAGCGGGCCTTGTAAAGATCGGTAGTGACACGATCGGCGAATTAAGGTCTTACTCTTTATCGCAGAGTGTAGGAACAATTGAAGATACCACTTTAGGTGATACTTCAAAAACGTATAAAGCAGGACAAGCTACTTTCTCAGGTTCATGTGAGATGTTTTGGGATGAGGCTGATGCAGGGCAAGCAGCAATCACTATTGGTGCTGTTGTCGTGTTAAATCTTTACCCAGAGGGCAGCGCAAGTTCTGCAACCTATGCCACTGGCTCTGCCATTGTCACAGAGATTGGCGTAAGCGGAGCTATTGAGGGAATGATTGAGACTAGCTTTAGCTTTACAGGAACAGGCGCTTTAACTTGGGGCACTGTTTAAAGTTTTCACTGGCTAGGTTAAAGCCGAAAAAGTCCCTCCCCGTGGCTCTGCCAGTGAATTTTTAACGGGGATTAATTAACGGGGAACTTATTATGAGTTTAATGTTAGAAGCAGCAAAAGTTCAATTCCGTGATCGGATGAGCGGAAAACTTCAAAGTTCAGAAATACCAGAGTGGGTAGTTGATGGAAAACCGTCGATTATTTACTACAAACCCGCCATGAATTTTAAAGATCAAGGCGAGGTTTTAAAATTGCACGCTGAAAATAAACAGGCCGAAGCTGTGGCAATGACGTTTATTTTACGAGCGCTAGATGAAGATGGAAAGATGATTTTTAAGCGGGCCAATATGACTGAGCTAATGCGTTCAGTTGATCCCGAAGTTATTAGTCGAGTTGTTTCAGAAATGGGGGGAGATGAACCTGATTTTGATGAAGCAACAAAAAACTAAAAAAAGATCATGACCTACGCTTTGCAATAATTCTTGCAGAGCATCTCCATAAAACATTGGAGGAGGTTATGGTCTTATCTACAGATGAAATTTTGCTTTGGGCAGCTTATTTGGAATTAAAAAATGGCAAATAAAGACGTTAAAATACAGATAAAGGCTGTAAATAAAACCAAGAAAGCGTTTATGGCTGTAACGGCTGGCCTCAAATCAATTTCTCGCGCTGCTTTCTCTATGAAAAGCGCTATCGGTCTTGCGGCTGGCGCGGTGGGCCTTGGCTATCTAGTTAAAAAATCAATGGATGCTACTGATAGCATGGCTAAGGTTAGTCGATCTATTGGTATTTCTGTTACTGAATTGCAAAGGCTAAGGCATGCGGCAAGCATTGGTGGCCTAGAGGCTAAGTCGCTAGATAAAGCCATGCAAAAATTAGCAATCAATATCTCAGATGTTGCTAGCGGAACAGGCATTGCTAAAGAGGCTTTTGATCGTTATGGCATATCCTCGAAAAATATTGATGGATCAACTCGGAGTGTAACTGATGTTCTAGGCCAAGCCGCCACTGCTCTTGAAACAATGACTAATGAAACAGACAGAGCTAGCTTTGTGTACGACCTGTTTGGTGCGCGTGGCGCTAAAGTTATCAACATGCTTAAAGACGGCAAAGACGCAATGGAGGCCATGAAAAAGGAGGCTGACGAGCTTGGCTTGGTGATGAGCTTGGAGCTTATTGAGGGCGTTGAAAATGCAAACGATTCAATCGCTCGGCTTTCTGATTATTTAGGCAATGTTTTTCACCGAGTGGTTGCTTCAATCGCGCCAATTATTGAGTCTGCATCAGAAGCAGTACGCTCTTTTGTTGAGATGAAAATAAACAAACAGGGCGGCATTACAGCTTTTTCAAAAAATATAGCCATAACTATTCTTGAGGCAGCTAGTGCAATCGTTACTGCATCAACTTCTATGCTAAATAGTATAGGCAGAATCGCTAATGGCGCGGGAAGATCAATTCAAAAAGTTTTAGAATTTTTGCCAGCCAGTTTGGGCGGTTTAAAAACGCTAGAGTCTATAGAATTAAAATTATTAGATATAGCCATTCAAAGAGAAAACTTACTTGTTAACGGGAAATCTAACAGGGCATTAAAAGAGCGCCTTAAATCACTAGACGCGCAAGAGTTGGTTCAAACAAGGCTTATAGAGTCAGGTAATTATTTAGAAAGCATTGAGCCTTTTAAAAACTTTAATACTAACGGAGCAGTCTTAGAAATTAACGAACTTTTAATGAAAATGAAAGAGGTTGATATAGCTTCTGATGAGGTTAAAGAAGCAAGTAAAAGTTCAGAAATGACTAATGCTTTTCATCTGGAATATGATCTGGCATTTGCACATCAAAGAAAAATGGGTGAATTGCGTCAAGATTATTTAGGTCGAGAAAAAGCAGATAGAAGCGCGGCGTATGGGGTGGCTTTTGAGCAGCAAAGAATGTCATCACGCAGGTTAGAAAACTTCCGTAGAAAAGATGCAGACGATCTCAAAGAAGAAAGCAGGGGGGCGCTAGCTTCATTGAGCAGCCACTACAAAGCCGCCTTTGCCATTAACAAAGCATTTGCCGTTAAGGATGCTTTAATTAACACCTACAATGGTGTAGCTAAGGCAATGAATAACCCCTTTCCTCTTAACTTAGGTTTTGCCGCAGTCGCTTTAGCTAATGGCATGGCCCAAGTCGCTGCTATTAAATCAACTCAATTTCGCGCTAATGGTGGCCCTATGTCGGCGGGTTCACCTTACATTGTTGGTGAGCGTGGCCCAGAGTTAATAGTGCCAAACCAAGCAGCAAATGTGGTTCCTAATGACCAGCTTAACGGGGGCAACTTTACTATCAACATTAGTGCAAACGATACAGCAGGATTTGATGATTTGCTTATAAAGAGGCGCGGGACACTAATGAATTTAATCAATCAATCGCTTAATGAAAGAGGGAGGCCAGCCCTCGCATGAGCTATCCAACATCCCCAGCGTTTAGCGCCATAAATCTACAGTCTGAAAGCCCAACGCTATTTTCTGAAACAGTAAGCGGAAGGATGCAAAGTCGAAAAATAGGCGGTCAAAAATGGACGTTTACCGCGTCCTACGCGCCCATGACTAGGACAGAGTTTAACCCTGTATTTGCTTACACTGTATCGCAACAAGGGCGGTATGGAGTATTTACAGTAACGCCTAGTGAGATTAGCTCTCCCAGCGGCACAGCTAGCGGCACTGTAACGTGTTCTGCGGCTGCGGCTGGATTAGTATCAGTTACGATAGCGGGGCTTACAGGGACTTTTAAAGCGGGTGATGTGATTAAATTCTCAGGCCACACGAAGGTCTATATGCTTACGGCTGATCGGGCAGGTAATGGCGCAATGGCATTTACCCCGCCACTGATTGCAGCAGTCCAAAGCTCTGATACTGTAATTTATAACAATGTGCCTTTTACTGTTCGGCTATCTAATGACATTCAAGGTTACAAGCTGGGCGCTGGGATGTTGTTCCGCTATGAGGTTGACTTCATTGAGGCGCTTTCATGAGTAGAGCTATTCACGCTGACACAATTGCAGAGCTTGCTAAAGACTCATTTATTACTGCCCATTTGGTAAAAATAGACTTTGAAACAGCTATCTATTTGACAGAAAGCCCATTGAATATTTCTTATTCTGGGGATACTTATGTTTCAAGCAGCGCATTAAAAGGAATCTCTTCTGTTACGGAAACGAGCGAGGTGCAAGTTGGTTCTGTAAGCGTAACCTTGTCTGGCGTTAGCCAAGAATACATATCCATTTTATTAAGCCAATCGTACATTGATCGTCAAATTACTATCCAGCGTGTTTTATTAAATAATGATTATTCGATTATTGGAAGCCCGATTTTAATCTATGATGGACGGGTTCAAAGTTTCTCAATTACAGATTCAAATGATAGCTCTACAATTGTCATTACAGCCTCAAGCCATTGGGCAGATTTTCAGAAAAAGTCAGGTAGGCGCACTAATCACAATAGTCAAAGTATGTTCTTTTCTGGGGACGAAGGTTTTAAATTTGCGCCTAACACAGCTAAAGACCTGAAATGGGGTAGAGCGTAATGGGTTGGCTTAGAGATTTTATTAGTGACCCTATTGGTACTGCTATTGGCACGATTGGAAAAATCGGGCAATCCATTATTGACGTTACTGTTGATGTTATTTCCGATGTTGTTAGCTGGTTTGTTGAAATTCCTGATATGGATGATCTGGAAGCCAAATACCAAGGCGTTCTAGTCAACAAACAATCCAATATAGCCTCCATTCCTGTCGTGTACGGGCAAAGAAAGGTAGGCGGTGTTAGGGTTTTTGTAGCCACAAGCGGCACTGATAATACTTATCTATACATAGTGATTGCATTATGTGAGGGGACTATTCACAGTATTGGTGATGTATACATTAACGACATTTTGAGCAGTGATTCTAAATTCTCAGGTTTATTGACCATCAATAAATACGTTGGCACTGATGGGCAAAATGCGGATTCAACGCTCGTTAACGCAGGAATTGGCTGGACTTCTGATCACAAGCTATCTGGCGTGGCTTATATTGCAGCTAGAATTAAATGGGATAAAGACGTTTTTGGTGGGATTCCAACTATTCATGCAGTCGTTCAAGGCAAAGTCGTTTATGATCCAAGAACTGGGCAAAACGCAAGCGTGGCAAATAGCTCTAACCCTGCGCTGTGTTTGCGAGATTATCTAACTAACTCACGATACGGCAAAGGGCTTGATAGTTCATTTATTGATAATGCTCAATTTGTTACAGCAGCTAATAAATGTGATTCATTTGTTACCCCGTATTCTGGCGGCTCTAATCAGAAAATATTCTCTTGCAACGCAGTAATCGACACCAACATCACCTTAATGAATAACGTCAAGATTTTGCTCTCAGGCATGAGGGGTTTAATGCCCTATCGCCAAGGAAAGTATGGGTTAATCGTTGAGGATGAGGGCAGCGCAACCTTTGCCTTTAATGAATCTTGCATCATTGGCGGCATATCAATTCGCAGTGAATCAAAAAAGACTAAGTTTAATCGCATAATTGCTACATTTCCAAACCCTGATGCAAACTGGCAAATGGATCAAATTGAATACCCTGTTGCTGGAAGCGTAGAAGAGGCGGGTTATATTTTAGAAGATGGTGGCGTTGAACTGGTAAGCCAAATGGACTTACCTGCTACGACAAATATATACACAGCCCAAGATATTGCCTCTATTGCATTAAAACGATCACGCAATGCTTTGACTGTTTCTTTTTCCGCAACCAGCGAAGCATTAAACACAGCGATTGGCGAAATAGTCAGCGTAACGCACAGCACTCCCGCATGGTCAGCTAAAGCTTTTCGGGTTCAAAAGTTAACTTTAGGCAGTGATGGTACTGTCAGCGTGAGTTTAATTGAGCATCAAGATTCCATCTATCCTTGGTCAACTAAAACCGAAGCCGATGATATACCAGACACCAACCTTCCTAATCCTTTTTTGGTGGCTTTACCTTCACCCACTGGGGTAACAGAAGAGTTATACACAACAGTAAATTCTAAGGGTACTCAATCAAGGGCGTTTTTTATTTGGTCAGCACCCAATGATGCTTTTGTTGTTTCATATGAGGCTGAATATAAACTTAATGGCGCATCAACCTATACCTTTATTACCAACACAAGCGCACTAGAGGCCAGAGTTGATGATATACCCGCTGGGCAATATGACTTTAGAGTTAGATCAATTAACTCAATGGGTGCGAAGTCTGATTATGCTTATATGGATAATAAAACCATATCAGGATTGACAGCCGTTCCTCCTGATGTTGCTAACTTTTCTATTCGCGCACTTGATGGGCAATGTCATTTATCTTGGTCAAAAGTCAATGTTTTGGACGTTACTAATGGTGGCAGTTTAATCATACGCCACTCTTCTTTAGTGGCTAACGCAACATGGAAAGATGGGCAAGAGATTGGAGAGGCCATTGCTGGTAGCGCAACTTTTGCCGTTTTGCCTTTATTGACAGGCACATACATGATTAAGGCGGTGGATTCTGGCGGTCGATTCTCAACAAATGCTAAGTATGCAACCACCACTGTTCCTAACATCTTAGATTTTAATGCCGTAGTTGTCGCCACTGAACACCCTAATTTCACTGGCACTAAAATAGATATGGTTGTCGATAACAATGTATTAAAGCTAGAAGGTGCGCCAAGATACTTATTGACCGAAGCAAGTGACTTTCTAATTGCAGAAAATGGAGACAGGCTGGCCCGTGAAATAGGTGATGTTGGGGTTATTGAGGATTTAGGTTCTTATTACTTTGCCAACTCAGTTGACCTTGGTTCAACTTACACAAGCCGCCTAACAGCTAACCTAAGTTCATCCGTTTCAGTGGTTTCAGATTTAATTGACTACAGAACACAGAATATAGACTTATGGCAAAACTTTGACGGAGCCAGTTCAGATGCAATCACAGCAGTTTTAGAGCTTAGATCAACTACCGATAACCCAGCGTCAAACCCAACATGGTCTACTTGGTCGCCTTTCTTGGTGGGCGATTATCACGCCAGAGCCTATGAGTTTCGAGTGATCGTTACTAACACAGATTCAGATTACAACATCTCAATCACTGCGCTATCGGTCACTTTGGATATGCCTGATAGGGTCGAAAAAGTTAGCGATTTGAGCGTGGCAGCAACCAGCACAGACGTATTATTTGGCAGCAATTTTAAAGCTGTTCCTGTTATTGGAGTAACTATGCAAGACGCTAACTCTGGGGATTATTTTAGACTGACTAGCAAGGCTCGGACGGGATTTACAGTTCAATGTTTTAACTCATCAAATACTGGAATTGTCAGGTCAATAAACTGGCAAGCCGTAGGATATGGAAAGGAAGCAGCATAATGGCTCAACACGACTATGACATAGCAAACGGGACGGGCGCAGCCGTAAGAAGTGACATTAATAATGTCTTGGACGCGGTGGTCAGTCAAAACAGCGGAAGCAGCGCACCAAGCACTACATTCAGCTATCAGCAGTGGGCAGATACTTCAGCAGGACTTTTGAAGATTCGCAATGGTGCTAATAATGCGTGGGTTACTCTTGGCACTTTAGATGCTGCAAACCTTGGATTAGCCACACTAGCTAGCCCAAATCTATCAGGCAATCCAACAGCACCCACCCCCGCTAGTGGCGACAATGATACTTCAATTGCCACCACAGCATTTGTAAAGACTGCGGTTGATAATACTACTAGCGCAAACACGCCACCTTCCGTTCAAACCTTTACGAGTTCTGGCACATACACAAAAACATCGGGAATGGTTGGCGCAAAAGTCACTATAATTGGTGGCGGTGGTGGCGGTGGTGGCGGAGGTGGAAGTCTTGGTTCGGGTAAAGGTGGCGGTGGCGGTGCGTCTGGTTCTACAGTAATTAAATGGTACACAGCAGCGCAGCTATCCTCTACTGAGTCTGTAACAGTGGGCGCGGGTGGTGCTGCCGATACTATTGCAGGAGGCGGTTCATCTGGCGGAAATTCAACATTTAAGTCTATGTCGGCTGGCGGCGGTGGCGGTGGTACTGGCCCATCAAGCAGCGGAAATGGTCCAGCTTCCCCCAGCGCGTCAGGTGGTGATATTAATATAAAGGGTGCAGCTTGGGGCTACGGACACACTAACGATTATTTGGGTGGTGATGGTGGCAATTCTTCTTTTGGTGGCGGTGGTCGTGGTGGTAAGAATGAAACAGGAAAGGCAGGAGCGCCAAACACTGGGGCTGGCGGCGGTGGCGGTGGCTCAGTAAATCAAAATATACAGGGAGGTGGCATTGGAGCCGCTGGAATTTGCATCATTGAGGAATTTTTCTAATGGCAGACGTAAAAATAAGTGAATTACCAGCATTAACATCATCTGATGGTGCAGAAGAGTTGGTGGTTAATGATGGTGGCACCACGAAGAAAATCACTGGTACGAATTTACTAGCTGGGTACGTTTCTAAAAACTCGACAACAGGCGCAGCGTCAATGCCTTCTGGCACAACAGCCCAACGGCCCAGTGGCGCATTGGGTATGTTTCGGCACAATAGCACCCTAGACCAGTTTGAAGGGTACAACGATGGGGAATGGGGCGCTCTGGCTGGCGGTGGTGAACTATCAAAAATTACTTATGAATTTATCGCAACAGCAGGGCAAACATCTTTTACTGGAAGTGATTTAAATAGCAATACTTTATCGTATACAGTCGGCAGCATTATTGTAAGTTATGGCGGCCTAGACCTAGCATTTTCTGATTATACCGCTACCAACGGCAGCTCAATAACTTTGGCAGATGGAGCAGTGGTTGGCAAGATTGTGCGAATTGTTGCATTCACCACTTTTGCTGTTGCTGATACTTACACGCAGTCTCAAGCTGATGTGTTGTTGGCTGCTAAGTCTCCTATTGCTAGCCCTGTGTTTACAGGCAACGTGGGCATTGGTGTAACGCCTCAAGCAAATTGGCATTCTAACTATGATGCTGTTGCTATTGGGGAGCAATCTGTTTTATACGCACACGCAGATGGTATCGGTAATGACTCAGCAACATATTTAGGTACAAACGTCTATGAAAATAATGGATCTAAATATTTACGCACAGATAAGTCTTCACTTTATAGACAACAATCAGGAAAGCATGACTTTTATGTAGCCCCAAGCGGCACAGCAGACGCAGCGATAAGCTGGAACACTGCTATGACTATTGATAACTCAGGCAACGTGGGCATAGGTGTGGTTCCAGAGAGTGACCTTAATACAGGTAGCTATTCTAATCTTAGAATTGGGCTATCTGGTCTCCTTCAAGCTAATATATCAGGACATCAAACATTTTTAGGTTCTAATTACAAGGTAGGCAACTTAGGTAATGAATACATTGCCACTGGAGCTTCTGCTAGATATATGCAAGCTCAGGGGGCGCATTATTTCAGCGTAGCCCCAAGCGGCACAGCAGACGCAGCGATAAGCTTTACTAATGCTATGACGATTAATAATACCGATGATGTTGTAGTTGGTAATTTTACAACCAATGGGAGCGAAGGTGGAGTTAGACTACATTACAATAACTATGCCGATGGGTCGGGGGCTATTTTTACATCAGTCACCAACACAGCTACAAGAGGGCATTTTTGGTTCTATAACCCAAATGGACAAGTAGGTACTATTACTACAAATGGTTCATCTACCTCATACAACACATCCTCAGACTACCGACTAAAAGAAAACGTCACACCAATGTCAGGTGCTACAGCACAGACTAAACTACTTAAACCATGCAACTTTGATTGGATTGTTGGCGGTAACGTCAATGGTTTCATTGCACATGAACTAGCAGAAGTCGTACCAGAGGCAGTAAGTGGCACTAAAGATGCCATGCGTGATGAAGAGTATGAAGTCACTCCAGCAGTCTTAGACGATGAAGGTAACGAGACTACAGCAGCAGTCATGGGTACACGCTCGGTTCCTGATATGCAGGGCATTGACCAAAGCAAATTGGTTCCACTATTAACAGCAACGATACAAGAACTTATTGCTCGCATTGAAGCACTAGAAGGAGCAGCACCATGACTAAATCAGCAACAAGGTCATTTGCCGATGAATTAGGCATTGATGATAACGCTACGAGTACCGCAGTTACGATAGATGCTAGTGAGAATGTGGGCATTGGCTCCACACCAGCAACCGATTGGCATAGTAACTACTCTGTTCTTCAAGTAGGGGGACAGGCTGATATATGGACGCACAAGGCAGTAGGTGCTGGAAAGGCTTTACACATTAGTCACAATGCTGAGTATGACACTGGATTTAAATTTATAGCAAACGATGAAGCCACACTATATGTGCAAGGTGACGGGGCGCATAGATTTTCACATGGAGCGTATGGCACAGCAGGTAGTGCTATTAGTTTTGTTGAGCGATTGAAGATTGATGCCGATGGATTAACTTTTAAAGGTAACACAGGTGGAGCAGCCACAGCCCTTGACGATTATGAAGAAGGCTCAGGGACACCAGTAGTTAAATATGGCACTACAACCATGTCACTACACAACGGGGCACTTGCTCGTTATGTAAAGATAGGTAGTTCAGTTACTTACCTATTTGAGTTTAGAATCTCAAATACAAACAGTGGCGGTGGAGATTACACATTAGCATTACCTTTCGCCATGATGGATAGTGGCTACGCAGTAGGGGGGTTAAGAATTTACAACGGAGCCGTTGCTGGTGGTGAATTTTTAGGTCTACATCAAAACGAATCCAATTTACGATTTAATAGAAATAGAAATAATACTAGCGTTACTTCTATTACCCCAACACTTAATGCGTATTATTACGGCAGTATCACATACAGAACAAGCTAATAAACCATACGCCTAATGGACTTTAGGCACAGACAGGAATAAACATCATGGCATTAACCAAAGTAGTAACACAAGACAAGATTGAAATCGTTGGCGACTACAAGCACGTTCAAGTACGCACTTGCACCAAAGTTCTGGAAGATGGTGTAGAACTTTCTAGCGGATTTAGCAGACACGTTGTATCAGCAGGGGACGACTACTCAGCAGAGTCTACAGAAGTCCAAGCTATCTGTGCAGCAGTGCATACCGATGAAATAGTTGCTCAGTATCAAGCCCACTTAGAAGAATCTACGCCATAAATGTGGTCAACGATTGGAGAGGTTTGCCCTGTTTTTATGCCAGCCCCAATGGGCCAGACAATCGTGGCTGAACCTCAGACTTCTCAGCGTGAAGTGACTGAGCGATTTAGCGTGGCGAAAGTTACGGGTGTGGTGGCCTACGAAAATCCTAGATTTATATCAACGCTTCATTGGGTGGCTAAATGCTCTTAGAGTCGGTTATTGCTGCTAACGCTGCTTTTGCAGTCGTAAAAAAAGCCATTCAAAACGGCAAAGAGATTAGCGATTGTGCAAAAGCGATTGGCGCATATCTGGGTCACAAAGAAAAAGTTGAGGAGCAGGTTAATTCTAAAAGCGGTGCAAGTAGTAACGACTTAGAGGCATTTTATGAACTTGAAAAACTAAATAAAGCCGAGGCCGATTTAAAGTTTTTGATGCAAAAAACGAGGCTTGGAATGTGGCAGGATTTTGAGTCATTTAAAAATAAAAGGAAAGTGCAAAGGGCCAACGCAGTGAAGGCGCAAGCGAGAGCAAAAGCAAGGCGGGATTCTGAATGGGCAGCAACCCTTGACGCATTGTATAAGGCTTTTTTCTTAATTATTGCTTTGGGCGGTATCGCTTTGATTTCAATTTATATGATTTACAATTTTGAGAGATAAAACTAATGAAAGATAGAGAGTTAACTGATGTTGAGCTAGACAAGATTGCTGAACTAGCGGCGAGTAAAGCATTTGATAAATTTCATCAAGCAGTGGGTCGATCTGTTATTAAAAAAAGCGCTTGGCTAGCGGCAGCGGTTGCGGCAGCGGTTTTAGTTTTTCTGCAAGAGGGGATACCGAAATGAGCTATCAGTTTGGCAAAAGCAGTCTAAAGAATCGCGCTGGCATTAATCCTGATTTAATAGCTGTTCTTGATCGTGCTGTTGAAATTAGCATTTATGATTTTGGGATTCCCCAGTCGGGGGGCGTGAGAACGGCGGCTCAACAGAAAGAGCTTTTTGATCAGGGGTTATCTAAAGCAGACGGGGTGAGGCATAAATCTCACCATCAAAGCGGTAATGCTGTGGACGTTTTCGCAATAGACCCAGAAACAGGTAAAGCCTCATGGGATCACGAACATTTGGCGGTTGTAGCGGCGGCAGTATTGCAGAGCGCTTCCGAGCTTGGTATTGAGGTTCAGTGGGGTGGATTATGGAAAGGCTTCTGTGACCGCCCCCACTTTCAGCTAGGAGAAAATCATGGGATTGTTGAATAGTATATTTGGCAGCGGGGATGTAATCAGTAAAGGAATGGATTTAATTGATTCATTTCACACTAGCGACACTGAGATGATTGAAGCTCGCGCTAAGGCAAAGGCTGACTTAATGAGTGCTTACGCACCATTTAAGCTCGCGCAGCGCATCATGGCGACCATGTTTAGTGTGACTTACATATCAACTTATGTGCTAGTAATTGTAATGACATTTCTGGGCAAGGATGTGACAGGGGTTCAAGCCATTTTGTCGGAATTTCAAATTGATTGGATAATGCTAACAATTGTGATGTTTTATTTTGGCGGCGGTTTGGCTGATAGCGTAATGAAAAAGAAATAGTCAATCAATCTGGGGGCAGATTTTCTTTGAGCAAGCGCCACTTATTCTTATATGCCTCTGCATCTATTTTGTCAGCGTAATCACGCAGCAATTTAGTTATTAAATGAGCACTTTCTCCATGATCATTTTCAATGCCTCCTAAAACCGCCTCTTCTAAAATATCTTCTAATTCTATAAAATAAACATTGTTGTGGCCGCAGCTTTGACACCAAACCTCATCAACATATTCTGGCGTCATAAAACCAATTCTAGGTGTAATTTCAATGTCGCAATAAAGATCAAAGTTTAAGGTAGTGTGTGGCGCATGGCATTCTGTGCATTTTGCTACTGTCATAATCTATTTCTCTTTTTTTATTAAGTATTAATCCCACATTGCTTTATCTTTGAGAATAACCACACTTCCAACAATCCGCTGGTTAGCAATAAAAGAGGCTTCATGGTTAACATCTAAATCTTTAGATAATCCATCCTCATCAACTAACAATTGGAGGTCTGGTCTATTTACTACCATTTCAACATAACCGCCAACCATCTGTTGAGCCTCTTCAAGTGTCGGGCGTTTTTTTGGGATGTGCGTTTTGTTCATAAATAACTCAATAATCTTTCCTAATATACAGTAGTTAAAATTAAATAAAACCAGCATATAAAAGGCAGAAAAGTACAATTTTGTTAGGAAATGGAGTGCTAAGTTGTTGATAATAGTCATTAACATAACAGATTGCAAATCCGTTTACCCCAGTTCGATTCTGGGTTCGGCCTCCATTCTCACGGGGTCTGCGGGGATAGTGGTTGCTAACTTCCTAACAGTTCCTAATATAAAGTCCTAATATCCAGTGGTGTATATTTATACAGGCTTGATGTTTTTTAGGGTTGGAGTGACCTTAATTTTTCGGTTATAAGATTGAGCTTGCGCTTCTGTTTTATGACCTGAGAAATGCCTTAAATCTCCTCCCTCATAATCGCTCATTGATTTAGCTTTAATATCGTGGAATGTAAAATCAGTTATCCATTCTTGGTTTTGGCTAGCCTCATATTTTTCTTTTGCTAGCGCTCTTGCTTTTGAATACCAGCTAGCCATTGTCGTTTGTTTTGGCCTGTTACCCCTCTTATCGCAAAAAAGGTATTTTAGGCTTGATACTTTTTGAACGGATAACGCAACATCAACTGCGGCTCTTAGTCGTGGAGTCCACTCCTTTATCTGTTTAACTCCCGTTTTTCCCTGCTCAATAAATATACCTTCTTTTCTAATATCAGTTTTTTCTAAATCCCAAACATCACCTTGGCGAGCGGCACATAAATAACTGATTTCCATGGCCGCATAAAGTAAAGGCCATTTAATATCTGCCTCGTTCAGCACAAGATAATATTCAAAATCTTCAATGTAACGATCTCTTGGGGGTTCATGGAACTTGCTTACTCCTATACATGGATTAAATGCTACTTTTCCATTTTCATACGCCCAACTAAATACTGCGCTCATAAATGAGTGCTCACGATTAGCCTGAGTTTCGCTGCTAACCCCGCGCTTATCCATATACTGCCTTATAAAATGCGGTTTGATTCTGTGTCGATTCATTGCTCCAAAGGTCAAGCAAACTTTTTCAGAATGAGCGGTGTAATCTTTCTTAGTTCTAACTTTCTTTTTTTTGTATCTAGCCCCCGCAAAATACTCACGCGTTAACTGAGCAAAGGAACCTGTAGGCTCCTCCATTAAATTAATTATATCGTTATATTTTGCTAAGATTATTTCTTTGGGTTCAGACAATTTTCCAAGCCTAATGCCCCCGCCTTTTGGTGGATGATACTCAAAGGCAGATTTGCCCATATAGACCCTTGATGGGAGCCAATCTGGGCCTTTGCTTCTTTTTCTTGGGGCCATATTTAATCCATCCAATCAAAACTTGGTTCAACATTATGCGCTAATTTTTCATTAGAGCGCAAATGAATAGGATTATGCAAAGCCTCCCAAGTTACATGAGGCAGTCCGTTTCTATCTTTAATAAATAATATTTTATTGTCGGTTAAAACTTTGCACTGAGCGGCTCCTTGCACGCAATCAGTAATTGTTTCAATTTCATCCCTGCTCAATAACTTGCTCATTTTAATTCCTTACTTTTAATCACTGTGTTTTTTTGGGTACAATCCCAGTTTTCTACTTCGCAGCTTGGGCTTGCAAAAGACCTACAAAGATTGCTCGGTGGAGCAAGCGCTTTACGCGCCCACTTCACTAAGGCTTCTCTTCTATTTAGCTCGTCAACTAACTCTTGGTCAGAAGCGTAGGCTAAGGGGTTAGTTCTTATATCAAGTTTAATAGCCATAAAGTCTCCTAAAATGGTAGATCATCATCAAATTCATCATCAAACCCCGCTGGCTGTTGCTGCGGTGCTTGTTGCTGTGGTGCTTGGGCATAAGGTGAGCGTTGCGTACCATTATGATTCATGCCGTTAGAGCGCTGTTGTCTGGGCGCTGGCTGGCTTGTATTTTGTTGAGGCTGTTGCTGGCTCTCTCCTTTAGAATCAAGCATCTGCATTTCTGATCCAATGATTTCAGTCATGTATTTTTTTACGCCGTCCTGCTCCCATTGTCGGGTTCTCAAAGAACCTTCTACATATAGCTTGGAGCCTTTACGGGTGTACTGGCTAACAATTTCAGCAAGGCGGTTAAAGAACACAACTCTGTGCCATTCTGTGCGCTCTTGCTTTTGGCCTGTGTTTTTATCAGTCCAAGATTCACTGGTTGCTATAGAAATATTGGTCACCATAGAGCCATTAGGCATTGCCTTTGTCTCTGGGTCTTGCCCAACATTACCCACTAAAATTACTTTGTTAATTCCCTTAGCCATGATTATTTTCCTATTTGATTTCCAATCTTTGACCAGCCACTAGACTGACCCCGTTAATTTTTTGCCCACTATTTAGGGCAGCTTTTAAAGCAGTTTTGTCGGGCGCTTCTATTGTCTTTATTGTTAAAAATTCCTCTGGTAATTTAGTGTTGTCAGCAATCTTTACGGCGGCTGGAGTTTTTTTTATTTTCAAATCAAACCAAGGGCTGTTGATCTCTGTAATTCCACTCTCAATCATGTTGTTTAGAAGATAATCCTCAAGCCCTTTAGCGTGGCTTTCTAGGCTCTTGCGGCGCTTTGCCATATCAGATTCAGCATCTTTAATTTGCTGCGCCATTGCCTTTGTATTGCGGATATAAGCGCCTACTCTTTTAGCTTTATCTACCAACCCACCCTCTAGTGATTGCATGGTGTCTAAAAAAGTTTGGGAATCAATTGCACCACTTTGTTCTAGGTCGTAAAGATCATTTAGCGCGTTGTTATATTCAGCGGTTACTTCAAACAGGGTCATGTTGTTCATGCTGCACCCTCCAATTGGCTTTTTGCAATCAACACATTTAATGTGTCTCGGTTGTTTTGGCTGATTGAATCCCAAACCATTTGCAACTCACTTTCATCAATTGAATTCCATGCTTTTATTGCGCCGCTGTTGTTTGCATTATTTAAAGCGTTTGTAATCGCGGCTGTTGCAGCAATGGCAGAATCAGATGCACCCTCGTCTGGCGGCAAATCCTCGCCAGCGTAGATGTAAATTGCCAAGCCAAACATGGCTAAACATTTAACTAAGCAGCGCATTTTTGAATTATTAATGTCGCTAGAAGATGGATTAAGTATTGCTTTGTGCTGGAAATCCTTAACAGGTAGCCACATTGATCTAGCCAATGATTCCTCGCCTACAGTAATAGTGACCTCACAAATAACCTCCATTGAACCATCTGCAAATACCCGATCTGTAAATACATAATTTGTATCAGGGTAATGATCCATCATGGTAGACCATGCCCAAGTCCAGCTAAGATAATCGAACTTACCCTTGGGCTTCTTTTTGTCATTTACGTTAACGTGGTTTAATGTATCCCAAATTTCTTTTGCTAAACTCATGGCGCTCCCCTTCTAAATTCATCATATTCAAAGCAAATTTGATCCCATCTTTTTTCATAGGCTGTATATGATTCGCTTTGTGTTGTGGGGTTATATGGGTTCTCATTTCCCCCCACTTTTTGCCAATCAAGATCAGCGGTGCTGGCTGCTAAAAACTGCAACTGTGCAACATTCATGGCAATTCAACTCCCGCTAATAATAAAAGAGCAATAAATACCCAAACTTGCGAAGGGGCGTTCATGCAGAAATTCCTACCCAGAAACACCATGAGCATATTGCCCATATAATTATTCCTAGCGTGTTAATTATTAGTGTGTAGGCCGATATGTTCATTCTTTAACCCTCAAATAAGTAGGCACATTCTCAATTTCTCGTTTAAAAAATTCGCTAATCCAAATTTCTAAATCAACTGATTGGGCAATTTCAACCGCCAAGCATCCTTTATCTCTATTGGAAAAAGCGGCAACAAAACATTTAGAAATTGCAAATTGATCCTCTTCTGCGCCCCATTCTAGGCGGTCTAGAATTACTGATTGGAGAGTGTATAGCGTGGGCTTTATTTGCCATGAAGGTTCAAAATACACCTCACCCTCTAATATCATTTCTTCAAGGATTTTAGGTATATCGGATTTTTCATCAAATATTTTAGTGTCAGGCTCAACATCAAACTGGCGCATATATTTTTCAAATTCAGCATCTTGCCATTGGGCGCATGCTTCCTCTATATCAGCTATATTTGCATCTTGTAAGTTCATTTTATTTTCCTCGTTATCAATAACGTACAATCTCTATGTTAGCACGCTTACAAATTTAAGCAAGTTTCTACCTGTAATTGATAAAAAAAGATAGTTTTTGTAAGTTTTGAGGAATTAGGAAGGTCTGTATAAATTATAACTAGGAATAATTCTTAGATGGTAGGAGGGGTGATTTATATTGTTGGTGGCCCTTGCGGACATTGCTCGTTTATATTATTTCCAAAATTGGTTTGCAGAAACAAAAAAATTGGCGATAGATAATTCAAAAGCGGGCATGTGTTTGCCATGTAATCGGTGTGTATTAACCACCACGACCAACATTTTTCTAGCATCCACGCCTTCTTTTTGGATTGATTATTATTAAGATTGATTACTAACATAATTATTCAGCCATATAACTACCGACCACAACTCCTATGATTTGAGTGTTTTCATCACACTCCTTAGTTGAGTATTGAGTATTCAGCGGCTTCAAATAACTCACTGAGCCTTCAATTACATATTCACGAAATACTGAGTCCAAAGTTTTTAAGTTAACAGCAATAACCCTGTCTCCGCTCTTTACGGGTTTATCTTGATCTACAAATACAAATGAGCCAACAGGGTAGCTTCTACCCGAATTGCTGGTCATAAGATCGTTCTCAACCTCTAAAGCAAAACTGTTTTCTCCAATATCGTCAGGACATCCAATCCAACGATCACTGTCTAGCATCAATTTCTCTCCTTTATTTATGCTGCTCAGGGAGGCCCATAAAAGTATGGGGATTTTCCTTGTTAATGGTTTTGTTTTTATTCCTGCAACTAATAATAACTCCTCTTTTGATAATAGCTTTTCGGTTGAAAAGCCTAATGCAGCCGCCAAAGAAACTAAATTAGCTCCTTTCACCTCGGCTAACGGGTTTGTTTCTAGCTGACCTATTCGGCCTCTACTCATAGATGTGCGTTTAGCTAGCTCCTCTTGAGACCAGCCTTTTTGCTTGCGTAAAGCCTTCACCCGTTTACCTAAATCCATGACTAATGTTGCTCTCTTATATGAAAAATGTAAGCCAGTTTACATCCAATTAATGATAATGGGTTTACAGGTGTTGCTAAGTAATTGTAAGCACGCTATCATTCTGTATATGCAAATACCAAAACAAATACCAACCGCCAAAGTAATCGCTGCTTTTGGAAACAAATCCAAAGTAGCTAGAGCTGTCGGCATAACTCCACACGCCGTATATCAATGGGGCGAGTATGTGCCTGATTCGCGGCTGTATCACATTCATTATTTGTTGACCCAAATAGCTCAAGCTGAACAGTTAAGGAATCATTAATGACAGACAAATTAACGAACCCCGTTACTGTGCATCTTGACGACAAACTGTACAAATTTGTGAAGCTTACTGTTGAGCATACTGGTACTGATTTAAGTGCGGTCATTAGGTTAGCTCTCCAAGATAAATATAATGAAAAAATGCGTGATCTGAATTTATACCAACCCCTTTTAGATGAATAGGGATATATAAGATACATGAGCATAGGAGAGATATGAGTTTTACAATGATGGCTAAAGCTAGTGTGATTAAAACGGGCAATTCTGGCAGAAAGTTGGTTTTAATGATGCTTGCGGATAGCTCTAGTGATGAAGGTAATTGCTTTCCAAGCTATCGACATATTGCAGATGTTTGTGAAATGTCTAGGCGCTCTGTAATTACGCATATCTCTAAGCTAGAAGAAATGGGGCTGTTACAAATTAGCCATAGAAAGAACACTGGCAAAACAGAAAAAGCCTATTGGAATAGCTCAAATATTTACCGATTAACCTTAGACCCAGTTATACCGCTAGTGCTAGAGAGTGGTGAAAATTCTGCACCACCTAGTGAAATTCCTGCACTACCCCGTGGTGAAAATTCTGCACCCATACCCTATAACCCTTCTTACCCTATCAATGAACCAAAAGCGGCGGGGAAAAAAATGCTTAGTTTTGATGGTATTCCTCCAGCAATCTCAATCCCACTGTTAACCAGTTATGTAGAAATGCGTAAGGCAATAAAAGCGCCTATGACACAAGCAGCCCTAAAAATACTTGTTAACAAAATTATGAAGCTAGCAAGCCAAGGCAGTGATCCAGATGAATTGTTGGAAACGGCAATACTGAGTAACTGGAAATCAGTGTATGCACCAAGGAGTCAATATGGCAATAGCACAGGCCAACAGCCTAACCAAACAAGTGCAAACCGAATGCACGATGCAGCAAGGGAGTTCCTCCACACCATCCAATAGCAGCATGAAGTTAACCGCTGAGTTATGGGTGCGTATGGAGGTTCTATTTAAAGACCTTTGGGGCAAGCGGTATGGCGTGCCAAGCCGCACCAATGAGGATTTTTTAACGTGGAGCAAGAAGCTAGCAGCCTTAACTACAGAAGATTTTGGCAGAGCGTTTGATGCTCTTGAAGAGGAAATATCTAAATCTGTAAAGGCTAAAAAGAAAGTTTACCCGCCTAGTTATGCTGAGTTTATTGGCTACAGCAGACCAGCCGCAAAATGTGCCATTGCTGCACAACAAGCAAGGCAAAGTGAAGCAAGGCCATTGATGATCACTAAACAGGCCACAGCAGAAGAAATTGAATACGGCAAGGAGCAAATGAACAATTTAAAGGGGATGTTTCGATGAAAAATATTGCAAGGATTGGCTACTCATTTTTTAAAATTGGCCTATACGGAAAAGTTTTTAGATTAAGCGGTAAAGAGTGGATTTTAAGCACTAAAAATAAAGAAGAGGTTAAACGAGCAATTGAGGGGGATAAATGGGAAAAGACTATTTAAAAAAGAAGGATCAAGCCTCGCCTTTTAGCCATGAAAAGCTAGAAGAATATTTGTCCAGAGGATTAAAAATTCAGCATTGCAGCCATGGTGAATCAGGTGGCCTAACAAAGCCTTATAAAGAAATGCTAGCAAAAGCAATTGAAGAAGCTAAACGAAGAGGAAAGAAAAATGAGCCAAGCAAGAAAGACAGACCCAATCACTAGCCATTTAGCCGCTAATGATTCAAAGCAAAATAACGAAAAACAGCGTATTGAAATGCTGGAGTTTTTGAAAGGAAACAGCGGATTGACCAGCCATGAGCTTGGTAAAATATCCCCTGTTTATGACAGATACCAATTTGCACGCCGATTATCTGAAATGGCAAAGGCGGGAACAGTAAGAAATAGCGACAATAAACGCTGTGGTGTTAGTGGGCGATTAGCTATGACTTGGTGCGCCGCGTAATGGTTGAGATCAGCACAAACACGCTAAAAGAAAACATGAAAGAAATCCTCGATAGCAACGATGTTATCGGGGTCACTAGGCATGGATTTTTAGGTCATGTGATTGTGCCAGTTGATGTGTATGAAAGCTTAATAAAGCTGCTCGAAAAAATAGAAAATCAAGGCTAATAAAAATGAAAGCTATGAGGTTTTTTATTGAGGAAGGTCAGGGCATAAACCCAACCCTTAGAAAGATGCACGCCATTATAGTTGAGGTTGTTCAAGGCGGGGCTATAGAAATAATCATAAGACGGCCCACTAGAACACTTGCTCAAAATCGAAAGCTTTGGCCCATGCTTACAGAAATCTCTAAACAAGTTAATTGGTATGGCTACACCCTTAAAAATTCAGAATGGAAGATTGTTTTAACAGCCTCATTAAAACGCCAAAAAATAGTACCCGCCATTGATGGTGGTTTTGTGTCATTAGGCTCCCCCACTCGATCATTATCCAAGCAAGACTTTAGCGACCTAATTGAATTGACCTATGCGTTTGGCGCAGAGCAAGGCGTTCAATGGGGCGGCAAAGCGTTAAGCAATTACCAAACATATAGGCAAGCAGCATGATAAAGAACAAAACAAAAGATGAGCGCCGCTGGCTTAATCATGTGGCAAGCCTCGGCTGTGTTGTTTGCAGAAATTTAGGCTATGGAGAAAGTCCCGCAGAAATACACCATGTTCGCATAGCTACAGGGATGGGCCGAAGGTCTAGCCATTGGGACGTTATTCCATTATGCCCTCGGCATCACAGGTTAGGTGATGATGCTTATCATGCGGCTCCCGCAGGTTGGGAGCGTAGATTCGGCAAGCAAGCTGATTTGTTGATACAAACACGATCAGATGTATCAAGCCTCCACTCTATGACTGTGGGCTATTAATGCTAAGTGAAAAAGCTGATGGGAAAATGGCTAAATGGGAGAGGCAGAAAATGCGCCGTGAGAGCTTTTTTATTGAGTACATGGGGCCAAGCACTAATGCGATCTATGCGGGGCAGCACTGGACAAAGAGAGCCAAGGAAGCTGATAAAGCACATAAGGCGGTGCAAGCTTTAGATACTGATTTATTTATTAACCCTGTAAGGCTTTTTTTTACGCCACAGGTAGGCAAGGGCGGCAGGGAAAGAGACTGCTCTAATTACTCTTACACATGCAAAATGATAGAGGATGGATTGGTTAAGCGGGGAATCTTATCGGGGGATGAGGCTGACAAGGTGGTGTGCTTTGCCATTAAGAAGCCAGTAATTAACCGAAAAGCCCCAAATGGGCTATGGATTGTTATTGAGGAAATATGCCTAGAACATTCAATGTAGAAGGACAGAGCTTAACTGTTAAAGAAATCTCAATGAGGAGCGGGTTATCTACTGATGTATTGCATAAGCGCCTTAGTAGGGGGTGGCCTGTATCAAAGGCAATGACCACTGATCTATACAGTAAGGCATCAGCAGGACGATTAGCAAAAACACCTTGGCGCGTTAAAGGGTGGCTATCATGCAAATAAGTGTATCAAGCAATATTAACAAGGTAGCTCGTCAACTAAGCAGAGAAGCTAAAACACAAATACCATTTGCTACTGCTTCTGCTATCAACAACACAGCGTTTAGTGTTCGCAAAGCAGTGCAGGTTCAATTGCCTAAGTACATAGATAGGCCAACACCTTACACAGTAAGAGGAGTAAGAGTAGGCAAGGCTAAGAAAACCTTATTGGAAGGTAGTGTGTTCTTTATCCCAAGGGTTGCAGCCTACATGTGGTATCAAGTTGAGGGGGGAAGTAGAAGAGCATCAAAGAAGTGGATAGCAGTTCCAACGGATAACGTAAAGCTAAACCAATATGGCAACGTACCAAGAAGCAAGAAAGGCTTAGTTAAAACTCAGAAGCAGTTCATTGGAACTATTAATGGAACAACAGGTGTGTGGCAAAGCGGTACAAGAGCGCAGCCTAGAATCAAACTATTGCATAAGTTTGTTAAGCAAGCTCAGTACAAAAAGCTATTCCCCTTCTACAAGATAGCCCAAGGAGTAATCAACAGTAAGTTCGATAATGAATTTGCTAAAGCATTTAATAGAGCAATGGCTACTAGACGTTAAGGTACTACCGACCATTTAAGCAATGGAGGTGTGCTAAGGCTCGATCTTTACTTAGTGTCAGTGTTGAAACATCAATGTCACAGCCGAGTGTAATTATTTATGAAAGTCGTACAAGTAAATTTCGACCTGGTCATTCCTTACGAAAACAACCCTAGAAACAACAAAGAGGCTGTTGATAAGGTTGCGGCAAGCATTAAGGAGTTTGGCTTTCGACAGCCGATTGTGGTGGATGAAGAGTATGTTATTTTGGTTGGACACACTAGGCTAGCAGCCGCCAAGCTACTAGGTATTGAGTCAGTTCCAGTTCATATTGCAGAGGGTTTAACTGAATCTCAAAAGAAAGCTTATCGCATAGCAGATAACAGGGTTGCTCAAGACTCTAAATGGGATGATGTGCTTTTAAAAATTGAGCTAGAGGATTTAGATCAGGAAAGTTACGACCTAGAAAACACTGGATTCACTTTGCCAGAACTGGACATATTAATGGCAGAGCCAGAAGAGGAGGAAGATGAAGATGATGGGCTTTTGGATGATAGCTATACCATTCAGTACAACATTATCTTTAATGATGAACAGGAACAGAAACAGTGGATGGATTTTCTGCGCTGGTTAAAAAGTGAATACACAGGATCAGTCACAATATCTGAGCGCTTGGTGGCCTTTACTCAAGGAGCAATGATTGATTCAAAATAAGAAAAAAAATGTTCGGTACATTGGGGTCGATGTACTAACAGAAGCCAAGAATAGAATACGCCATGTTATTAGCAGCTTTGATGAATTGGTCTGTGCTTTTTCTGGCGGCAAAGATTCCTTAGTGATTATTCATTTAGTGCGAGAGGTTTACGATGAACTGGGAATGAGCCAGCCTGTTAAAGTTATTTTTCGAGATGAGGAATTGATTCCAGACGATGTGATTCAATTTGTATTAGACGTTAAAGCTGACACTAAGCGATTTGATTTAACCTATTTTGCAATCCCGATGATGAGTGAAAAATACTTACTGGGAAAAAAGTATGAGTACATACAATGGGACAATGACCGAGAATGGATTAGGCCAAAGCCAGATTGTGCAATTACGACAACAAATTCACACAAGCCATTAAGCCAGTACAGCATGGATAAATTTTGCATCCAAGGCTTAAAAGGCAAGGTTGCAATGGTAAACGGAATTAGGAGTGATGAATCATTAGTAAGGTTTAGGTCTTGTATTAACAAGCGAAATGAAAATTACATCAATGCCACTGAATCTCCCAACGTAAAACTGGTTAAGCCAATATTTGATTGGTCAGAAAATGATGTGTTCCGTTACTTTTACGACAAGCAAATTCGTTACTGCTCAATATATGACCTTCAAGTATGGAACAAACAAGCGCTAAGAGTTTCGACTCCTCTCCATGCTGAGACTGCAAAGGAGCTTTATAAGCTCAAGACCTTGTATCCAATATTCTATCAACAGGTGATGGATTTATTTCCTGAGATGATCACCCATGAGCGCTACTTTAAAGATTTAGATCGGTTTTCAATAATCAACCGATACCCTAAAAGCTGGAGGGGTATCCATTTGTACATTAAGGAAAACATTAATGATCCTAAAATGAGAGCTATGGCTTATAAGCGGGTTGAGTTTACGCAAAAATTAAGAGCCAACAATCAAGCAACAGGGAGCGCAGGGAGGCCAGAGAATATGTGGGGCTATCCAATTATGTATGTTTTCCAGCAGGTCATTAACGGCTCTTATAAGCGAAAAATACAGCCATTAAAAATACCAACTAAGGCGCATGTTGCTTATGAAAACATTAATTAAAGAATGCGATTATGAAAACATAAAACCGCTAATTAAGTTAGGGAAAAAAGAGCGGGTCACATTTGAGAACCCAGAGGGGTGCGTCTGGTTTAGCGCAGAGTTTGATGGAAAAGTAATCGGGTGTTGTGCGCTAGTGTTTAAAGGCGCAAATGTTCGATTTAAGAGCAACTTTGTTCACCCTAACTATCGAATGAATGGCGTTGGTAAAGCCATGCTAGCAGCTAGGATGAAACGCCTAGATGGATTTATAGGCAAAGCCACTGTATTTAGCACGCCCATAAGTTGGCCTAGCTATGATATTTATGATTTTGTTGAATATAAGAAGAACAAATACGGAATAGTTTACGGGGGTCGAATTTTCAAATGAAAGATTATAAACAGTGGTCTGGCAAAACCAGAATAAAAATGTCAACTAAATACAGGGGCGCAGTGGATAAGCCTAAAGTATCCGATTGCGAAATGTGTGGTCAACATTTAAACACCATGAGGCACGCCGAAGATTATGGGCCAACAAAGGAGGATTATTTTGCAAGCATGCACTCTCTTTGTGGTCGATGCCATGCCATGCTGCATTTGCGGTTTAGGTTTCCTAATCGGTGGAATGAATACAAAGAAGATATAAGAAGAAATGGTGTTCAACTTTTTATCCCAAGTATGGGGTCATTATTCTTACGCTCTAGTCGCTGGGAAGATATGGATTATTTTGAATACAAAGAAGGTAGAACTTGGTGGGAACTGCTAAGTACAGATATTTATAAAGGGGAGATTCAGTGAAGCATCCTATAGATTCAATTGAGTGGATAGATGCAGAGCTACTCACTGCTAATGACTATAATCCTAACGTAGTGCTGCGGCATGAGTTTAGATTGCTTGAACATTCGCTGTTAAAGAACGGATGGATTCAGCCCATTCTAGTCACCCAAGATAATGTCATTATTGATGGGTTTCACAGGGTAACTCTCGCCAAGACTTCTAAAAAGGTTAAAGCGCTAAGTGGCGGCAAAGTCCCATGCACTGTGTTGCAGTTATCCGAGCCAGAGCGCATGCTTTTGACTGTTCGCATTAACAGGGCAAAGGGTGTTCACGCTAGCGTAAAAATGGCTGAGTTGATTAAAATTGTTGTTCAGGAATATGAGTACACAATTGACGAAGTTAAAGAAGCAATTGGAGCAACTAAAGATGAGGTCGAGTTGCTCTTACAGGACAATGTTTTTAAAGCGCTAAAGATTGAGGCTCACAGGTATAGTGAGGCGTGGGTTCCTAAATAATGGCTGATAGAAACACTTACCCAATTGCTGTAATTGCTTCTGTTTTAGACCTTTCTGAGCGCCACATCAGGAGGCTAGCAGATGATGGAGTGATCCCTAAGCCGCAAGAAAAAGGCCGCTGGGATTTAATTAAATGTGTGAGAGGCTATGTTAGGTTTTTAAGAGAGAGGGCTTTTGGTAAAGAGGTCGCCGCTACTGATTTGCACTCGGAAAGAACGAGGCTAGCAAAAGCTCAAGCGGATCGCATTGAAATAGAAGTCGGGGAAATGCGGGGCGAATACATACAAGTTGAGTGGGTGGTCGAATGTTGGCAGCACTATACCGCTAATGCTAAATCAAAATTGCTGGGAGTACCCTCAAAAACAGCTAGCCTAGTTATAGCAGCTAAAGACTTTGGAGAGGCCGAGCAGATTATAAAAGTAGAAATTACGGAAGCTTTAACGGAGTTATCAAACGATGGATTGCCTGACAAATTTAGAAAACGCGTGGAACAGAGTTTCAAAGATATGGACACCCCCACCATTACTGAAAGTGAGTGAGTGGGCTGATACTTACCGCCGCCTGTCAGCAGAATCTTCCGCAGAGGCAGGGCAATGGAGAACTGACCGCGCTCCTTATCAAAGGGGCATGCTGGATGCAGTGAACGAGCGCAACATTGAAACAGTGGTGATTATGTCATCGGCACAAATTGGCAAAACAGAAGTGTTGAACAATGTTGTCGGTTATTACATGGTGCAAGATCCAGCGCCTATACTTGTGCTTCAACCGACAGTTGAAATGGGGAAAACGTGGTCGCAAGATCGGCTTGCTCCAATGATAAGAGACACCCCAATTCTATCTGGTTTAATCAAAAGCCCTAGATCAAGAGATAGTGGAAACACAACCATGCACAAAAGCTTTGCTGGCGGTCATATCACCATTGGCGGCAGCAACAGCCCAGCTAGCTTGGCTAGCCGACCTATTCGATTGGTAATGGCTGATGAGGTTGACAGATACCCTTTATCAGCAGGAACCGAGGGTGATCCTGTAACCCTCGCAAGAAAGAGAACAACAACCTTTTGGAATCGTAAAATTATTTTAACTAGCACTCCAACTGTTAAAGGGGTCTCAAGAATAGAAATGGAATGGGAGCAATCTGATCAGCGGCGTTATCATGTGCCTTGCCCAGAGTGCAAAACTAAGCAAACTTTGAAATGGGCCAATATTCAATGGCCCGAAAACGAGCCTAAAAAATGTCATTGCGTGTGTGAACATTGTGGGTCAATTATTGAAGAGTCGAGCAAACCTTGGATGCTAAAAGAGGGGGAGTGGATAGCTACTGGAATCGAAGGCAAAACAGCAGGGTTTCACATCAATGAGCTTTATTCACCTTGGCGAAAATGGTCAGAAGTTGTTGAGGATTTTCTGTCTGCAAAAAGGTCGCCAGAAACTTTAAAAGCTTGGGTCAATACAAGCCTTGGCGAAACGTGGGAAGAGGAGGGCGAAACAGTCGAAGGTGATAGCTTAATGTCAAAAAGAGAAGCTTATGATTTAACGGCAATACCCGATGATGTTTTAATTCTCACGGCGGGGGTCGATGTTCAAAAAGACAGGATAGAGGTTCAAGTAGTTGGGTGGGGTCTTGATAATGAGCCTTGGATATTTACTCAGAAGGTCTTTTATGGAGAGCCTACAGAAAAAGAAGTCTGGGCAAATTTAGATTCATTTCTTTTAAAAACTTACTGTGGTCATAAGATTATTGGCGTGGCTGTGGATTCTGGTTATTTAACTGAACATGCTTACGCCTTTACCAAGCCAAGGGCTGGCAGAAGGGTTTTTGCTATTAAGGGTGTTAGTGGTATGGGTAGGCCATTAACAAGCACTCCAAGGCAAACAGGGCGGCAGAGGGTCATGCTGTATCAGGTTGGCGTGGATACAGCCAAGCGAACTGTTTATTCTTGGCTTCATAATGATAAGGTGCATTTTTCAGCAGATTTAGACGAGGAGTTTTTTGCTCAGTTAACGGCAGAAAAATTGGTTACTAAGTTTAGGAAAGGCTTTTCAGTTTTAGAATGGGTTAAAACTAGAGAGCGAAACGAGGCGCTTGATTGTTTTGTTTACGCTTATGCAGCGTTAAATAATTTAAACCCTGATCTGTTAAAAGTTAGGGCCAGAAAAATAGCTCCCCCAGTATTAGTGGAGGAGCCTATGCCAACCAGTACACAAAGAAAAACCAAAAGCTCACCTAAGCGCCGATCCAGTAGTTTCGTTAGTCGCTGGTAATTCTTTCATTTTGAATTTTAATCCAAGTTTCGGCAGATTTTTTTGAGCTAAAAATTAACTCTTGAAATCCTGTCGGCCAATTGTGAACGTAAAGAAAACCATTATGATTATCTTTTGATTCTCTTGCCACTCGCACATAATTTAAAGTTTCATTTTTCATTTTTTATTCCTCTAGTTTAAACTTTTCTTTTTTATTAATAATTACAGGCTCTTTAAATTTAGTCTCGATTTCTAAAACAGCATCTTTAAGCGCTTTAACTATTTTTTTTACATCAGCGTCACTGTATACATAGGCGCTTTTGTCGTTCAAGGCTCCAATTATTTTTATATGTTTTAAAGCTCGGTTCACCCTAACTTCCGCAGTTTTTACAAATATTTCTCTCTTAACTTTTAGATCAAACTCGTCCATTATGATTCTCCTGCTATTTCTTTTTTTCCAGCTTTTCTAGTCTTGGATTTATCAGCTTTTTTGTAAGCTTTTTCCAAGCTTTTGCTTAGGCATTTAATGCGGTTTCTCTTGGTCATTATTGTTCATCCAGTATACGCTTTAGTAGCGCCAGTGATACATCTGGCATATTCCTAATGCCTTTGCCAACAGCCCTCCATTTCTCAATGGTGCTGATGCTAACCCTCACGCCGTCACCAGCGTAAAGGTCAACTACTGCTTGGCTACTAAGCCCGTGAAGCTTTAGCAGAGCGGCAAGCTCTGCGTTATTGCTATACTTGATCATAATAAAAATCATCGTTAGGCTGATCAAATTCAAACTCAGGCAAAGCATCAACTTTGCTGCGCTCTACACCTTCCGCTAGCTGTTGATAATCAATATCAAAATGCTTATACCCGCGCTGTAGTGTCGCGTGGTAACTGCTAGGCGGTGGCGTGAACAGCGTATCATCAGTATTCATCACATAAGCCATAGCTTTTACTGGACGATCAGAACCTTTAACAACAACAGATACCTCACGCTTGGTGTAAAAGTTAGGGAAGCCCTCGAAACGATCAAGTGATGCCTCACAGTCAGCGGTAATCTCCCACAAACCGCCTTGAACAACGTGGTTATTATTGCGGATAATGTCAGCAACGCGTCTAAACACTAGCATGTAATCCCAAAGCGTACCCCTGCCAACTGGCTTGGCTTTTGGGCAGCGCATGCTCATACTATCCATGTCAGTATTAGCGCCGTATGCAAAATATAATTTAGTCATTGGTAATTCCTCGTTTTTGATTATTTGTGAATTTTTTAACTTGCCCATAATAACTCTCCCGTTATGCCACTTCTGCGCGGCGGTTTTTTAAATACTTGGTTAACATACGATCTTTGCCAATCTTGGCAAGATTCTCAAATTTACCTGTGCCAGCAACATTAATGCGAGTGGCGCGTTCTGCGCTACGCATAAATCCAGCGGTCAGCTTGATCCAATTTACTGCTTTCTCGGCGCTTACTGTTCCGCTGTGCTGGCGAAACTCAACAGTGCCATGAACTAGCTTGCTATGAAGATTTAGCTTAACGTAGCGGCTGCCGCCACTCATGGTTTGGATAACATCATCAACAGTGTTGCAGCGGCTTATGGCGGCAAGCTGGCGTGGCATTGAGCTTGTAACATTGCTTCTGCACCAACGCCCTGCGTTACCTCTGCGTGATGGTGGCATGATTTGGTCAATAACTGTTTCATACTTAACCCATAAGCGAGAAATATTTCTAAGCTCTTTTACATTCCACTCTCTAGCGTCATGATGAACGTGTAAGCCGCAGCTACGATTAACTGTGCAATCTAAAGCCTCAAGCGCATCCATTACGCGGGTAACTTGGGCTAAACCATCTTCACCATCTAAGATTGGCGAAACTACTTCAAAACAAACGCCGTCACCGCTCAAGCTAGCATCTGTAACAATCTTCCAGTGTGCGCGTGTGCGGTGGTTGTAACCTTCAAATACGCAATCAACATCTGCTAACTCTGAAATTCTAGCGGCTAGCGCCTCGCGTCCCATGTGGCTAGGAGCAATGGCTTCAATTTCAATTCCGAATTTAGTAACTTGGCTCATGGTGTGTTCCTTTTGCTGCGTTGTTTGTATGTATCTATAATAGCACAATGCGCTACCTATGCAAGTCGATAATCCAATTTAATTCAATTATTTTTATATTTATGATGTTAGAATGATTTATGCCTTTATCTGACCTACATTTAGCGCAAGACCAGTGGATACTTGACGCAGCAAACGACCTTGATGGAAACATCTCAGGCAGGGTGTTTGGTGTGGACGACATAGAGATTGGAGAGGAGTATTGCTTTAATCTTTATGACGATGAATTACCGACCCTTCGTTTTATAGGCATGGTGATTGAAGTTCTCGACAACAGATCATACGCATTTATGAACACCCAAGAAGTTACTCAATCGCGGTGACTTGCTTTTAGCGACAAAGACAGCTAACCCAACAGCATAAATCAATGCTTTGGGCGCAGAATGGCTAACCTTTTCGACACATCTAGCTTCACGACCACAGAACCTTTGTCATTTACGGCAGGGGATAGAGTGGCTTGGACTAGAGTTGATATAGGCGGCGATTATCCCCCAGCCTCTTATTCCCTCAGTTATACCGCTAGAAAAGAAGGCGCGGGAACTGTATCCATTACAGCGACAGCTTCCGCTTCTGGCTCTAACTATCAGATTATTATTCCTGCTTCTACGACAGCGAACTACAGCGCTGGGCGTTACCATTGGCAGATGTACATCAAGCGCACATCTGATAACGAGCGCATTACTTTAGATTCTGGCGCATTTATTATTCAGCCGAATAAAGCCACAGCAACAACCGACCCCCGCTCTAACAACAAAGCGATGCTAGATGCTATTGACGCTTTACTAGCTGGACGAGCAACCAAAGATCAAATGGGCTACTCCATTGCTGGTCGATCAATAACTAGAATCCCACTTCCTGACCTTATGGTTTGGCGAGACAGATACGCGGCTAAATATGTGAAAGAAGTTCGCATGGAGCGTATTAAAGCTGGTCTGGGCCAATCTGGAACAATAAAAGCGAGGTTTGTTTAAATGGGAATCTTGAGCTTTTTAGACAAGAGAAACAAGCCAGAAAATCCTACTGGGAAAAAACGGAAAACAGCTTTACGCAGATATGGCTCTAGTGTTATTGACCGCCTTACGCAAGATTTCAAAGGCTCTACGCTAACCTCCAATGGAGAGCTAGAAGTTAGCTTGAGAGTTATGCGAGCTAGATCACGACAGCTAGCAATGGATAATGATTACGCCTCTAAGTTCTTAAAGATGGTTAAGGCCAATGTTGTTGGCGTTCATGGGATTCAACTTCAAGCGCGTTCAGTGAGAGAAGATGGTTCGCTGGACAAGCAAGATAACGACACCATTGAGGAAGCCTTTGCTGAATGGAGCCTACCTGAGAATTGCTCAGTTACAGGTCGATTATCGTGGGTAGATATTCAGCGGCTCGTAATTGAAAGTGTTGCTAGAGATGGTGAAGTTTTAGTGGTTAAGGTTCGTAACTTTGATAATCCTTTTGGCTTTGCCGTTCAGATTATTGAAGCAGATCATTTAGACGAGGATTTTAACCTAACGCTAGCTAATGGCAATCGAATAATTATGTCGGTTGAAGTTAATGAATGGGATGCGCCAGTGGCCTACCATCTTTTAACTGACCACCCCAATGAAACCTCCATTATGTACAAGGGCAGAAAATATAACCGCGTTCCTGCCACTGATATTTGCCACTTATTTATAGCAGAACGGCCAAGTCAAATGCGCGGCATCCCTTGGATGAATACCGCTATGAAGCGTTTAAATATGGTGGCTGGCTATGAAGAGGCAGAGCTAATTGCTGCGCGTATTGGCGCAAGTAAAATGGGCTTCTACACTTCCCCTGATTCTGATTCTTATGTAGGTGAAGAGGATGAGTCAGGTAATTTATTAACTGATATGGAACCAGGAGTCTTTGAACAGCTTCCAGCAGGGATGAGCGTTGAGACTTTCGACCCTAGCCACCCCAATTCAGCCTACCAAGTGTTTATCAAGACTGTGCTAAGAGGCGCGTCTAGTGGGCTTAATGTGGCTTACAACGGCCTAGCAAACGACCTTGAGGGAGTTAACTTTAGCTCCATAAGAAGTGGCGTTTTAGAAGAGCGTGAACATTGGCGAATACTGCAAAAGTGGGTCGCTGAACAATTACATCGTCCTGTTTACCAAGCGTGGCTATCTCAGTCGCTAAGAACACAAGCGCTTAATTTGCCAGAAAAGAAGTTTAAAAAGTTTACCAAAGTGAATTGGCAACCTCGCGGCTGGGCTTGGGTTGATCCGCTAAAAGATCAGCAAGCAAATAAATTGATGGTTGAGATGGGGACGGGAACCTTGACTGCTATTACAGCGGCAGCGGGTTTAAATTTTATTGACGTATGCGCCGAGCG